GACGATAAGCCTACTGGGCGTTTCGTTTTCTTAGACTTAGATGTTATAATACAAAATGATATGGGCCCTATCATTACACACGACTTAGATAGGCCAACAAAACTCAGAAGTTGGTGGCAAGATCCTCGTCCAATGAAAAGTAGAAACTTTAAACTTGCTCACGGTGCATACACAAATGGATCTTGTCAAGTGTGGTCGGATGACCAATGTGAATGTATATGGGAAGATGTATTAAAACATCAAGAACAGATATGGTTCACATTTACTGACGGTACTGATAATTATCACAGCTGGCGGTGGGGAGATTTTAGCAAAGAAAAACTATGGGGACATTTTCCAAGTTGGATGGCATACTCATATAACAGAGGCCGTTCGTGGGATGAGGATGACCTGAGAGTAGACACTTATCGTCCGGGTGCTATACTCTGTGTATTCAACATTGACTTGTTACCATTTAAAGATAAGAGTAGAGGGCATACAAAACAAGATGATTTAGCAGACCCTAACTTATTGGCGCATTGGAAATGATACACATCTATACAGTTAAATGGGGCAATAAGTATTCTAGCTCTCATGTTAATGCTGTTTACTTAGATTGTTTATCTAAGCTGACAATTGATTTTCAATTTCATTGCATAACAGAAAACTCTTTTGGTATATCTTCTGATATTAATATTATTGATATTCCTCTATCTAACTATTATCAAAAATGGTGGAATAAACTATATCTGTTTCGTACTGATGTAGTCACACAGAAAGGAGAAAAACTTTTTCTTGATTTAGATATTAAGATACAAAGAAATCTAGATAGATTTATTGATTATCCATGTGATAATAAATTATTATTTGTTAAGACTGAATGGCATAATCTTGAAAAAATGAAAAAAGATACTGAGCATATACCACACAAATATACTAATCTAAATTCTAGTATATTAAGATGGAACGATGGGCTAACTGAATCAGAAGAAATGAAAAGATTCAATAAGATGACTGAAGATTACCCTAGTCAAATGTTTTTCTATTTTAGAGGGCTAGACAATTTATTTTACAACAAGTTTAGTCACGATCATATAGGACACTTTCCTAGTGGTTGGGTGTACAGTTATAACTACGGGTATCAATATCCAAATGATATAGAACAATTTAAATACAGAGAAACACCATTCATATGTTTATACGATTCAATGGGGAGACCAGAAGATGTTAAGATTAAACTTCCTGACTAGTTTCAGGTATTGGGGTATGGCGCTTGATAAGATTGAGCATGAAATGCCTCACAAACATGATGACTTTAGAAAGTCCATGAACCCAAACACAATGGATGCTGCTGTTTGGTTGATGGAAGAACTTGTAAAACAGTTAGACCCAGACAAAGAATACAATATTATTGTATTAAATTCTTGGTTGGGGTTTCCTCTTGTGCCTCTCATCTGTGAGAATATCAAAGTAAAGCATATGGATTTGATTGATATTGATAACGAAGCACTAGAATTATCTAAGGTTTTTAATAAGTATTATACTGACAACGGTATTGACATAAATCATCTTCAGTTAGATGTTCCATTTGCATTCCACGACATTAATGCACTAGACACTGACATTGTTATTTCTTTGGGATGTGAACAAATGTATCCTCTCAGAGAACTAAAAACAAAAAATCCTGATTGTATGTTTGCCTTACAAACTAGTAATGTAATTCAGGAAATGTATGGTATTAATTGTGTTGATAGTATTGAAGGTCATTTAGAAAACACAGGCATAAAAAAACCACTCTACACAGGACAAATAGAGCAGTTTTATTATAACTGGGAAGGTAAAGTTTTCTTTGATAGATTTATGGCTATTGGAAAGAAGTAGCGTCTTCTTCTGATATATCCTCAATCATACTACGCCATATTTCTAAGTGAGGGACAACAAACCCTAAAGTGATACGAGGCTCATAGGACCCGGCACAGTGATAATAAACTTTGTCGGGTTCTCTGCCTCTGCCATAGTATCCTACTTTACAAGTCCAACCTGGCTTGTCTTCCATAGTTACTATTTCTTTGGTGAGAGGATCCATGTATCTAAAGAAACCATTGCCTGTAGGTGAATACGACAATAGTATATTATAACCAGAAGCATTCCAATTATTGTGCCAACCCATATAACCGCCTTCGGGGTAAAATACATTGACTGCTTGATTGCGAGCACCTAGATAAGAGCATAATTTTTTTGACAATTTTAATCTTTTTTCTTTGTGTTCAGAAGGCACATTGTCACAAGAAGCTATGTCTACAGAGAGTGTTCTTTCAGGATACCCTATATGCTGGCCGTCTTTCTCTACAATTTCTTTTAGATAATCTTCACCACAGGCTTCTTCTAACTTCATACCCTTGTGGCGTTCTCTGTTGTGTGAAATATCTGTGAGTAATTTCATGTCCGTATCAAAAAACCAAGCACTATACTCATTTAACATTTCTAGGACTTCTTCATTGTTTATATCAATCCACTTCATTCAATTGATCCTTGGGTATCGTATGATGATATAAAACTATTTCAGTGCCTTGCAATTCTTCATAGTGATAGCCGTTAACAAAATTCCAACGCGCATCAGGCTCTTCTACGTATCCCCATTTAATATCAAATTCTCCGTACGTTAATAATTTCCACATAGTAAATGTGTCCCACTGTACAGCAGTTGGAGGATAATGAGCAATATCATAATCAGGTTCACGTTGTTTCAAATACTCAGTCCACCATGCACCCATTAGATCCATGATAGCAGGTGTTTTACGATAAACAAAAAACCCACAGTGACAGGTCATTTCTTCAGTATCAGAAAGTTTTGTTAGCCTAGCATTATATGGTCTGTTTTTAGTAAATACAATATCTTTGTCTTCTGGTAAAATATCAAAAATATTTTTAATATCTTCATGCTCACACATCATGTCTGCATCAAGATATGCTGTAATATCATAGGGAGTTTTGTTTAGAGCCCAGAGTTTTGCTCTGATATGATTTGGTATTCCTTCAGTTATCACAGTGTCGAACAGTTTGTAATCCTCAGGGGTTACCCAATGTTCATGTGTAAAAAATGTAATGTTAGCTTCTGGCCAAAAGTCTCGTATTGATTCTGCTAATAGTTTAGCATAAAGATAAAATGCTTTTTTGTTAGAAGCAACAATAACAAATCCTTTATTGTTCTTCTTCGGCACTTTCAAGTTCCTTCATCAACAAAATAGTAGTGTATGCTTGCACTTCTACAACACTTTTAGCTTTTCTTATTAATTTTTTAAGTTCAGTATTTTTTGAATTTTTGACTTTATCAATTTCAAAAGATTCTAGTTTAACAGCAAATAGTGCCTCTTGTTGAGCCCTAGCTTTTTGTGATTCTCGTCTTTCTGCCGTCTTTTTAATGTTGGCATTTCTTTTTTCTAAATTCAGTCTAGTGTTTTCGTCTATCTGTTCTTCGGTATACACCTTTAGTATTTCTTTCATATCAGGATTTGTTCCATCTGTATCCTGAATAGATGCCATTCTTTCTATACCATTAGAAAGTTTGACGGTTACTATGAGATGTCTATTACCCCTATTAGACCAATAGGGGTTTATGTATTCTTTGGTAGGCTTAGATTCTTCGACTATTTCTGTTACCGACGAATCTAAAGGTACGGATAATTCCGACATAATAAAACTCCATGATTAAAAACTATATTATATTACTATATAGTCAAGATGTCAAGCAGTTCTTAACCACAGTTTAATTGTAGAAACTGTTTCTGTAGCTGCTTTAATTGTGTCACTTGAATAATTGCCGGCAAAGTCTTGAGAATAAAATCCGGTATAAGTACCAGAATAATCAGTAACACCTGTATAAAATCCGGTGTAATCTCCTGAGAAAGTTCCACCAACATAACCAGAGTAATATAATACATAATCTCCGGTGTATGTTCCGCTATAGTCAGCTGGTCCTTCATATGCTCCGGTGTAATCACCTGAGAATGTCCCAGTATAGCTTCCTGAATAAGTAGAAGAAGCTACTTGATGTCTAGTATCAGAGAAGCCTGCTGCGTCACCCATTTGTGTCCAAGTACCTGTTTCAGAAGGTGAAGATGCTTGTACTAAGTAACATCCAACACCAGGAGTTGATCCATATCCTTCAACAATTCTATTCCTAAAGTTAGGAACTATCTGCTCAATTTCAGCAGCTGTCTGCATTTTTAAACCACTGTCATATTTCAGAGAAGTTAAATCGCTGTTTGCTGATGAGGTCGGCGCTGTTTTTTGCCAAAGATATATAGTGTTAGAACCATCTAAATGTGTATCGGTAATTGTATATCGAGAAGTCCAGGTACCGCCAGAAGGAGCAGATGCTGCAAGTTTAAACTGACCAACGGTGTAATCGCTTTCGCTTACCATATCTTCTATAACTTTGTCTAATATGTCAGTGTCTAGTTGAGAATCCGTAAACTCTTTTATTCCACTATCATAACCCACAGGACGATTTGTAATACTTTCTGTAGCAGCTGAAGTTACTTGTTTAAAATAATAGGTATTAACTGTAGATGTAGCGCCTGTTGCTGGGTGAGTACCAACAGATTCAGTTCTTTGAGTGTCAGCAAAAGTGCCTATAGAAGAACCACTAAGAGCATTTGCAGTATCCATATTGAGATCACCGGTAAGGGTGCCGTCCCAATCTGTTGCATATTTGTTAGTAATTACATATGATAGATACTGTTCAATATCAGTATCAGACATCTCTTGCAAACCTTGATAGTTTGCAGAAGTTATTGGAGAACCTGAGGCCTTTACTCTTATTGGTCGCATTTATATATTCCTAGTTAAGTCTTGTACCTGTTGAGTCATAAATTGGCAACTCTACAAGAGTATCCCAATTACTAACACTTGTTCCTATTAAATCTTTTGTAGCCCCTGTAGGAACTGTGATAGGATCATTTGCTGTTCCACTATTTATAGAATCGCCCACTGCTGGGTAAATTTTTATATTATTACCAGAAGCGTTCGCAATTGTATATTTCAAACCCCCTGTAGGATCAGGAAGAATAACCCCCTGATTTGTTGTGGCAGTGGTAACTATATTGTATGTTTTGGTAAGAAGTGTGGCATCACCCTGAACTGTTCCGGCTGCTGAAACTGAGGTGTCAGCCGAGGCCTGAAAATCCCCAGAAGAAGTAATACTTCCAAAGTCTACATCATCACCGGACTCGTATTTGTCTGTATTAAGATTACTAAAGTTATCATCCATCTCAGTGTTAGTGAGAGGAGATCCTTTACCTGTTCTAGTTATAATTGTAGCCACTTATTATTTCCCGGATATTTTTTCTAAAATTAATTTCATACAGTCTTTCAGTTCTTTTACTTCAGAATTTAATATATTTATGTCTAACTGCTGCTGCTCAATTTTTTTCTGATTTGCTAGCCTTTCTGCTCTTCTTTTTTTATATTCTATTGCACCTTTTGTATCGGTGCTTAAAATAGCTTTGCTATAGCCATCCTTAATTAAGTTATTTTCACCTTTTACTTTTTTTAACATTATGCTGCCAGTAGAGCGTAGGCTCTCAAGTTTGTGGACTTAGGAATTTGTGTTGTACTTGTACTCAGGTGTACAATCTTAACAGACCAAATCTTAAACCCTACAAAAGTTGTAGTTGATACTGTAGGTGTCAAAGTAGCTCCGGCACCTGTACCGCTAATGCTATTGGTTGCTGTAAGAGTAGGAGTTCCTGTATAACGGCCGCCTTCTGTGACAGTAACACCAGTAATTTCACCCGATCCTCCAACTGAAGAAACTGTAAGTAATGCTCCTCGTCCTACACCTGTTACTTGTATAACATCTCCTATTGCATATCCAGTACCTGCAGCACCTATACTAACTCCTGTGATAGTGTTCACATCATACTCTAGTATACCGCTACTATTCAAGCCAAAGTTACCGCTACTCTTTAAAGGAACCTTATACTGATATTCTTGCCACTGCTGTCCCGCTACGTTAGACGATTGAGTTTCAATTTCTAATTCATGCCAACAAATATCTTCTAAGAAGTTAGCACTATCATCATCCTTATGTTGTACCTTAACATAAACTTTTACGTCTGCTTGTGATGGTATCTTATTGTCTAACCAAATCTTAAAGTCCTCAGATTCTAATCCATCTGTTAGTATAACTTTCTTGCTTATATATCTAGTAGAAGCAGACCCGCCAGTAGCAACTTCTTCATCTGAAGCATCATTGTTTATTACATTCTTAATCATCAACATAGAAACACTTTCAGCGTTTACCATAGGACTCAAGTTGTTTACACCAGTTCTCATTTCAAACTGGATTGCTACAGTCTCTCCACGAGGAATGCCGCTAGAAATTTGATTAGAATAACTGTAAAGTACCTGTTCCTCTTGCAGTTCTACTGTTTCACCTATATATGTATCAACGTAGGTAGTATTTTTTGATGAAGTATTACTTGAAGGCTGTAGAGCTACCTTGGCTCGTAATCCTCCCTGCGAACCATAGTTTGTAGATCTTGCTTTTAATACATAAGCATCTATTATACGATTATGTATGGTTCCTATTGTGGCATCGGTAGTACCGTCTGAGACCTTATTGTTGTGAGTATCATCAAAGTGTCCTTGAATTACTTCAATTTCATGTGTTTCATATTGAGTGTCGTAAGTATAAACCCTACCACGATTCAATCTTACTGTTGCTGTAGCTATATCTGTTCCAGTATTAGGATCTGAAATAGTTATAGTTGGGGCTACTTTATATCCTGTGCCATAATCGGTGACAGTGAAGCCTGTTACTTCCCCACCACTATTAGTATTAGCAGTAAGGGCCAAACCATCTCCACCAGTTCCGTCTGAGTTTACGGTCACTCCAATAGAAGTTGAAGAGGCGGTATAATTTGATCCAGCATTTGTTATTTCAAAAGTAAATCCATGTAGGAAAGTGCCGGCTGTATATTCAGTGCTTTCAGAAAATTCAATCCAATCCATGTTTTTATTCTTCAAAGTTGCCTGGAAGGTAGTGTCTGTTCTAAATACACAACGGTTAATTCTAAATGTCATATCTTCTGCCTGGTGGGCCGTCCATGTTCTGTTATTTGCAGAAGTAAACAACACACCAGAATGAGCCTGTTTA